ATTAAGTGGAGGTTTAGTTGGAAGTGTTGGAAAGATCATTGATGATCTACATACTTCTGATGAAGAAAAAGCTGCAGCAAGAGCAAAACTTTTAGAATTAGAAAACCAAGTCAATCTCAAACAGATGGAAATAAATTTAGCAGATGCTAAATCAACCGCTACAGGAATAAGCGGAACACTGCAGCGAATTTGGCGACCACTTATAGGATTCAGTGCGGCTCTAGGAATATTCTTTGAGTACGTTGCAAAACCATTTATCATATTCTTTCTAGCAGTATTTCAAATTGAAACTCTACCCTTGCCAAGTCTTGACATGGGTGTTTTAATGCCGCTTGTCATGGCACTGCTAGGTATGGCAGGGCTAAGAACTTACGAGAAACAAAAGGGGATAAGCAAATGAAAAATTGGATAATGGATAAAGTCTTTTGGGTACTAGATGAACTAGATCCTTATTGGACTTGGGGCAATCTATGGAAACTAGCAATCATTATTTTGGTTGTTTGGTTTGGTCATGGATTAATGCACTAATGTTCACTACTACCTCATCACTATCAGTTTTAATTAAACCAAGAATAATTGGTAGTAAGGGTAGAACATTTAAAAAACTTTCTTTTGGTAAGATGAAAATCAAGAAGCCAAAATTGAGGATAGGGAAAATAAAAAAGGCAAGATGAATAATACCACCTTGCCTTTTGATCTAGTGATTTTTTGCGAAGATAATATTTACACCATTGGCACTCCTTATAATTTGTTAATTACAAAAAATTATAATGAAACCAAAATCTGAAACAATCATTTATTGTGAATTTTACGACCACTGCTCATCAACTAATTCTTGGCAGACTTATGAAGAATTAGATCAAGACTTACAAACTCAAAAAAACATTATGAAGGTATGCGGCAAACTCTATAAAGAGGATGATATCTCATACAAGCTAATTACCATGTGGGGAGATGATTGTGCAGGATCAGGTCATTTAATCCTTAAATCTACCATAATCAGAGAAGTGCGGTGGGAAGTGCCGTTCAAAACCCCCAAAAAACCCGTTTTAAAGACCATACAGTAGCCTTTTAATCTAAATAGCTGAGATTATACCCTAGAATGTAAAAAGGGGTAATCAGTTGCCCAATTACCCCTACAGGAGGAACTTATTTGTGTAAAATAAGATATTTCCTAGATATACGATAATCACCAAAAAACAATACCTACAGATATATTAATTATTTATAATTTACCTATTGACGAATTATAAAATATTTATTATAACTTTTAATTATGAATACAGGAGAACTTAAAATGTTAAAACTAATCAAAGAAAAGATGTCTATTGTAAATTTAACTCATGGTGAAATTGCAATTCTTAACTCAGCTATTGATGACAAAATTGAATCAGCGGAAAAATTTTTAGCTGACGCAAGAGTTAAGTCTAGTGAGCATACAGTAGTAAACGCAATACTTAACTTAAAATATCTTAGAGGTATTAAAGCTAAAGTTATTAGACCAGTTATACAGGAGGAAAAATAATGAAAAAATATCATTTCTTATTTGAAGTAGTAAACGAGCATAACCATAACAGAGTTAATAAAGACTTTGGGTTAGGTCGTAAGGGTGTTGTTGGTATCTGGGATACTAATCATGCTGCTGCTCATTTCAAAGCAGTAAAATATTATGCTTGGGTTTCTAAGTGTAAAAGATATCAGTGGTTAGTTCATCCACTAGATAGCAATATCTTAAATTGTCAAAATGCACCTAAGGGTGATGATTATAATTTTAGTCAAGAACTTGATTGTGTAATTTTTCAAAAATCACATCTTGCTAAATTTTTATCAAGGAGGAACAAATAATGATACACGATCTAATTACAGTGCTAGTTCACTTAGGAACATTTGCTTTCATACTTTATTTCATTAAGGAGATATTGAAATGAGTTGGACTATGCACTACGGCTATTTAAACGATAGCGATACTATAGACACAACAGTTTTTGTTAAAGAGAATGATCGCAGCTATATAGCAGTTGCGATTTTCAGTGGGAAATCAAGATCAGTTTATAAAAAAGATAAAGATAAACTTTTTAATAGATTGTCTGATCCTAAACTCTTTACAAAAAAAGGTTTGATTAATTTTGTCAAACCTAAAGACAAGGCTCTAAGAGGTTTTATGCGCAGAATATTTGAGCAGAATAACTACACTAGAGAAATCAAACAATTCTTAGAAGGAGAAATGAAACATGACTACTAAACTAGAACTAATCTATGGCAAGAAGCCAACTAAAGAACAGTTCATTACAAAGGCTCTACCGATAGATTTATGTAATGAGATTGATAAAATAACAGAGGGTTATGATGCACCTTTTTATGTAAAGGTAAAAGCATTTGTAGAACACTACAAGAAAACCCCTAATGCTAAATATTAACAAAGGAGGAACTTATTATGGAAAAAAGAATCTTTAGCACAAATCAATATGATCACTTTACTTTCTTTGAAGGTAATAGATCGGTAGATCAAAACAGGATCAAACAGTTAATGGAAAGTATTAAGATTAATGGTTTGATTAATCCATTAGTGGTATCTCAGAACTTAGAGATCATTGATGGTCAGCACAGATACGCTGCATTAAAAAACTTACAAATGCCTATAGACTATCACATTCACAATGTGGATAGAAGTCAGCTTATTTCATTAGTAAGAGATATTAATTCAGTGCAAAAGAATTGGACTAATTATGATATAGCCAATGCGTATTCAGTTCATTCACCAAACAAGATCCATTACAAAAGATATATGGATTTAGTTGATCTAGGAATTAACCATTCAGCAGCTTTAGAAGCCTGTGGTTATTTATCTGTAGGTGATAATGAAAAAGGCTATAGCAAATTCTACAAGAACTTTAAGAATGGCAATCTGGAGATTACTGAAGAAGTATTCAACAACGTCAAAGGTTTTGTGGCAACTTTAGTTCAATCACCTTTTGAGAGGAAGATTTGGAATAAGGCTCACTTCATTAGAGCATTACTTCATCTTCATAAATTATATAAGTTAGATATTAAGAAGTTCTTTAGAGCCTATGAGAACAATCCTTATAAGTGGAAAAAAGCATCTACTTATGATGATCATAAAACTTCTATGGTTAAACTTTATAATTTTAATAATCAAAGACCGATCAAAGTCTTATTTGAATAGGAGGAACTATGACTAAGGACTATGAGCCATATGTATGTGATATCTGTAAAGGTAATCACTACTTTATTGACGAAGATGGTAATGTAAACCAATGCCCTGAATGTGTTAATCTGGGCTACAAAGACGAACAGGAGGATATACCTAATGAAACCAGAACTTAAACCCTTTATGCACATCATAGAGAAGTGCTTTGAGATAGAAGGTAAATTCCCTATTCCCTTAATAGAAAAAAAACTGGAGGTGATAAATGAGAAAGATAGTTATACTACTTATAATTTTTCTAACTTCATGCTCATCAAAGATAATCCACGATCCAAGAGGAAATAAGGGGGAAGAAGTGGCAGCAAGATATTTAGACGATAAGTATAGCTGCGAACAGTTAGCAAAAGACAATACTAACAATATTGTTGAAGGCTATAAGGTAGTTCATAACTGGTATATCAGACCATCTTTTCTTTTCTTGATAGATAAAATGGAATATAGTTATGACAATTTAGTAAAGGAATGTTTGCGAGGTCGCGGACATTCTATTTTATAGAGAGGAACTTATATGGAAGTAAGAACGGACAAACTGCTTACCGCACTTGAAGCAGCTAAGAGAGAGTTTAAGCCACTACAGAAAAACGGCAAAAACAATTTCTTTAAAACTCAAAACGGAGTGCATGAATACAGTACATTAGTAGATATCAAAAATGCTACAGACGAAGCATTAAATAAAAATGATCTATCATTGTACTACACAATCACTTTTGAAAATGATCTTCAATTCCTGACTACTAACTTAGTACACACAGGAACAGGTCAGTTCATACAATCAAGATCAGTCTTAGGTAATGTATCAAACAATCCGCAGCAAATTGGATCAGCGATTACTTATTACCGCAGATATCACATTCAGGCTATGTTAAATCTGGAAGCTGATTTTGATGATGATGGAAACAAAGCATCAAAGCCTAAGACTAATGACACACCAATCAAAGGAGGTTTATAATGTCATACATCACTTTATTCTTTAACGAGAAGAAACAAGAGGGAGATAATCTACCCTTATACTCTAATAGCAAAATCAAATTTGATGAGCCTATTAGTGAAGGTTTGATCTATGAAGTGGCTCTTTGGAAAAAGACCAAAGATAAAAACGGCAACGAGATGAACGCCGTCACTTTAAAGATATCACCTAGTGACTACTGGAATAGTAAAGAAGAAGCACCAGTAGAAAAACCTAACATTAATGATGACATCACTTTCTAAAAGAAAGATCATTAAGGATAAAAAATACCTGATGTGGGTATGTAGTTTACCCTGCATCTCATGTCAGGTAAGGGATGGAACTTATAAGATCAGTGAAACTATACAGGCTCACCATGTTCAACTTAGAAGGTATGGTGCTATGATACGAGATGATAGTAGAGTAGTGCCGCTCTGTTTTTACCCATGCCACCATTTACTGCATACTAAATACGGAGAAAAAACATTCTGGGGTGATCTTAATTTTGATCCAATAGCTTACGCTGACAAACTCTACAAACACTACAAGGAGAAAGTAAAATGAGAAAAGTACATGAATATAAAATCAAATCTCTATTTAAGGGATTTGCACCAGTGAGAGATAAAGTAATCAATGACTGTAAACGCAGAAATGAAGATATTGCGATTGTGGTATATGAGAAGAAGATGATCCTGCCTATAGAAAGTTTTGGCAGCTATGCTTACTCAGTACCCGTTAAAGATAAATTCACTTCTGATATACATCAGTTATTGTATTTTGAATTTAAAGAAGAATCTAAACAACAAACAAATTTATTCTAAGGAGGAACTATGAATAAAGATAATTTCAGTAAGTTTGACTTGCTACCTATGAGTTATTCCAAGTTAAATTCTTGGAAATCATACCCAACTCAATTCATCATTAATAAAATCTATAAGATCAACACAGGAACTAACCCTGCTATGTTTACAGGGGTTATAGTAGAAGAACTATTAAAGGATCTATTAGAAGGTAATGATAGTGAAAATAATACCTACCATGCTCTAAAAGACTTTCAGCGGCAGTTAGCTGATTATCACGATCAGGATGAAGTAGCTAAATATCTAAAACTGATCCCTAAGTATTATGAGAACTGTAGAGCCTTATTTAATAGATTTAGTAATCAACCGCTTCATTCTTACCAAGAAGAATTAACCATAGAGATAGAAGGCATCCCTTTTATTGGTTATTCTGATTTTGTCTGGGATTTAGGAGAAGAAGGTATTTTTATGTTTGATCTTAAAACCAAAGGTAGAATGGCACTATCTCATTCTGACAAGTTGCAGCAGCTAATCTATAAAAAAGCATTAGAACAGAAATACCAAAAACCAGTTCACTGTAATTTATTTGTTGTGACACCTACTAAACATCATTTTGAGGAAATAGTCTTTACTGATGAGCATGAAATAGAGATTAAAAACATTCTCAAAGGTATGGATAGGGTGTTGCAATTTTGCAACAGTGAAAAAGATTGGGCATATATCTATCAACCAAATGTGGATGATTTTATCTGGAAAAACCCAAAGATGGTTGAAGCTAGGAAACAGATATGGGGGATCTAATGGGTAAGCTGCGGGGTTTTGTTTCTGATAAGGAAAGAAAGCTAGTTAGATGTATAGTTTGTTGGCGTAAATATACTAAATTTATGTCAATTAAGTTGTATCAGTATAAAGAAGATTATAAATGTATTAGATGTTTCAATGGAGGAACGAAATAATGCCAAAAATGATATTTATTAACTACTGCCCTGATGATCAGTTATCTGGATGTATGATACTCAGTTATAAGGCAGAACTCACTTACAGACGCATCCAAGACCTAATTTACACTAATGATGATCAGTTATTTGATGATCCGATTATCTGGGAACTTGCTACTAGAGGTTTCTGTGAAGATCAGGAACAGGTCAAATCTGAACTCATTAAGAAGGGTAAGATCAGAATAGAAGATGGGAAGATCAGAAATAAGAGATGTTCTGAGGAAATCCAAGCAGCTAAAGATAGACACAGTAAATCAACAAAAGCAGCTAAAGCTAGATGGGATAATGCTAACGCATCCTCCAAGCATATGCCCGAGCATGATCCAAGCATATGCCAACCACTAACCACTAACTACAAACCACTAACTACTAATAATAAACCAAATATATATACACAGGAGTTTGATACTTTCTGGCGAAAGTATGTTCTTGATGAGAATGATAAAAGGTCTACGAAATATGATTCTTTTCAACAATGGAAAAAACTTAAAGATGAACATAAAAAATCTTTAGGGGAGAAGTTCCTTACCTACAGAAATCAAAAAGGGGAATATTATAAAGCATTAGAGAGGTTTATATCAAAGAAAATATATTTGGAGATAGTGCCTGAGAAGCAGCTTTCCGATCAAGAATTAAAAGATTGGAAATTTAATCAAGACTTAGATATGCGAAAAAAGGGTATGAAAATGTATTCTTGGTCAGTTGGTTATGTTAGAGAGTTAGATAAAGCTATCGCTGACGGCTCATAAAGTGCAATTTAGCCCACTCACGATCCTGTTCTTTAAACTCAACTTCTACAAATTTGTCAATCCCTTTAGGAGCAGGATCAGACTTGAACATATCAAGAAAAAATTGAATAGATTTATTAGTAATATGGTAAACATTCATGGTTGGAATATAGGAATTAATTGTTATCTTTGAATTGTTAAATGAGTAAACCTAATATGCAAAAACCTCAAAATTATATCATTGTAGATAATGAAGATGGTACATTTTCCGCCTTTGTGAACTACGGGATATTTGAAACAAAGGAAGATGCAGAAAAAAGTCTGGAGTATGTGATGGACTTAATGGGTTATAAACTTCAACCACAAATCACCTATCATTAATGAACGTACAGTTAAAAGCTATTACTGATATTAAACCTTACGCTAGAAATCCTAGAAAAAAGAAAAATTTAGATAAGGTAGTACAAAGCATTAAACAATTTGGTTGGCAGCAACCTATCGTAGTAGATAGAGCAGGAGTTATTGTTGCAGGTCATTCCAGATATGAAGCAGCTAAGATATTAGAATGTAAAGAGATACCAGTGCTGATTGCTGATCTATCCCCTGAAAAAGCAAAAGCATATAGAATAGCAGATAACAAAACAAATGAGTATAGTGAATGGGATTTTTCCTTATTAAACAAAGAATTTACGGACTTGCTAGATATCAATATGGATTTAGAGATCACAGGGTTTGATACCAAAGAACTTGAAGATTTCTTTACATTTGATAAAGAAGATGATGTAGCCAAGATTAAGACAGAGAAAAGCTGCCCTAATTGCGGTACAAAATTAAAATAGAGTACACTCTACTCATAAAGAGGGAAACAAAATGGCAAGACCAAAACTAGATATCAGTGGGGAGGAAGTTCAAAAATTAGCATCATTTGGATGCACAAATACCGAGATTGCAGATTTTTATAATTGTAATGAAGCTACTATTAGAAAGAGTTATTCCGAATATCTCACAAAAGGTAGGAGTATGAAAAAATTGCGTTTAAGACAGATCCAATGGCAGATAGCTGAAAAGGGAAATGCAGCTATGGCAATCTGGTTAGGTAAGAATGAATTAGGTCAATCAGATGGCGGTATCATGGCAGATGATGATCAACCTTTAGCATGGTCAGTTGATTAGTGCCGCTAAGTAAACCCCAAAAAGAAATATTAAATTGTGAAAAGAGATTTAGAGTATTAATTACGGGTAGACGTTTTGGTAAGACGTTTTTATGTGTTCAAGAAATAGCTAAGTTTGCCAGATATCCTAAAAAAAAGGTTTGGTATGTAGCACCCACTTATCGTATGGCTAAAGACATTGTTTGGAATGATCTTGTAGACCGCATGACTAAACACAAATGGATTAAGAAGATTAACCACAGTGATCTGAAGATTATCCTGAGGAACGGAAGTGAGATATCCCTGAGAGGTGCTGATAATGAAAATAGCCTAAGAGGTGTTGGATTAGACTTTCTTGTGATGGATGAATTTGCGGATATTAAAGAACACGCCTATACAGAAGTATTGCGACCTACACTTTCTGATAAGGGAAGGATGGGTGCGGCTCTATTCTGTGGAACTCCAAGAGGATATGGAAACTGGTCTTACAATTTATTCACTAGAGAGAAAGATGACGACCAATGGGCATCATTCCAATATACAACACTAGAAGGTGGTCAGGTATCTAAACAAGAAATAGAACAAGCTAAATCTGATTTGGATGAACGAACATTTGCACAAGAATATCAAGCATCATTTGTTAATTATGCAGGGCAGATTTATTACAACTTTGATAGGAAAGATAGCGTCATAGATGAATACACACCTAAGACTGCAGAAATCCATATTGGTATGGACTTCAATATTGATCCTATGTCAGCAGTAGTATCAGAGATTATAGGCAATACGATTATAGTTTATGATGAGATAGTTATTTACTCCTCAAACACTGATGAGATGGTGCAAGAGATCAAGCACCGCTACAAAGACAAACATATATACGTTTATCCTGATCCCGCATCTAAACAAAGAAAGACCAGTGCAGGTGGTACGACTGATTTAGCCATCTTGAAAAATGCAGGATTTCATTTAAGAGTTAGAAATGCACATCCACTTATTAGAGATAGGATTAACGCAGTGAATACTAAATTGAAGAACGCTAATGGTAAGCGAACTTTATTTATTGCTAATAACTGTAAAAATGTGTTAAAAAGCATTGAAAGACAAATTTATAAGGAAGGTACAGTTATACCCGATAAGGATAACAATTATGATCACATGAACGATTCATTAGGATATTTGGTTGAGTATTTATATCCAGTTCGTAGAGATTTTAAACCAAGTAAGCCTATGAGGTGGAGTTAATGGCAGCTTATACAAGAGAATTTTTAACATCAAGACACAAACACTACGAGGAGAAATTCAACGATTGGAATTTCCACTTAATGTCATATCTGGGCGGTCAGGACTATCAGAACGCCTATCAGCTTAATAGATACATTTTAGAAACAGATGAGGAATACCTCAAAAGAGCAGAAAATACCCCTATTGATAATCATTGTAAGAATGTGGTGCAAATCTATTCGTCTTTCTTATTCCGAGTACCACCTACAAGAGATTATGGAAGTCTATCTGGAGATCCGCAGCTAGAGAGTTTTATCAATGATGCAGATTTAGATGGTAGATCATTTGACAATGTAATCAGGGAGATGCAAGTGAACGCATCTATCTATGGAACTTGTTGGGCTATCTTAGATAAACCTGCCGTACAAACTCAGACTAGAGCAGAAGAAATACAATTAGACATCAGACCATACATGAGCCTTTATACCCCTGAGAACGTCTTAAACTGGAATTTTGAACGTAGTTTAAATGGTAGATACGTTTTAACATCACTAACACTACTAGAAGATTTATTTGATGATGTAGCAACTATTAGAGTATGGAATCAAGAAGATATTAGCACATACAAATTAGCAGACTTTAGTAAAGGATATGCAACTCAGAAACCTATGTTGAAAGATGAGATGCCAAATATGCTTGGTAAAGTTCCTGCAGTAATTTTATATAACCAAAAATCTCAGCGTAGAGGAATTGGTATATCTGATCTTAATGATGTAGCAGAATTGCAGAAGGCTATTTACAATGACTATTCCGAGATTGAACAATTAATCAGATTATCTAATCATCCCTCATTAGTAAAAACACCTAATGTAGAAGCTAGTGCAGGTGCAGGATCTATTATTGAAATGCCTGAGGACTTAGATAGCAATCTAAAACCTTATCTGATCCAACCTTCTTCACAGTCATTAGATGGCATTATGAACAATATCAATATGAAAGTAGAAGCGATTAATAGAATTACACACATGGGAGCAGTGAGAGCAACTCAGGATAGAGTTCAGTCTGGTATCGCTCTCCAAACGGAATTTCAGCTTTTAAATGCAAGACTTTCAGAAAAGGCGGACTACTTACAAAACGCAGAAGAACAAATCTGGAAGTTATTTGCTGAATGGCAAAACCAAACATTTGATGGTGAGATTATTTACCCCGATAGCTTCAATTTGCGTGACTACGCCAGTGATCTACAATTCCTACAAGCAGCTAAAGCATCTGGTGTTCCTTCTGATAGCTTTGTAAAGGAAGTAGATAAACAGATTGCTAGAGCCGTAGTAGATGATGATGAAAAGATTAGTACCATTGATGCTGAGATAGATGCTAAAGCTGCACCGATAGGTCAGTTTAGTACACCAACAATAGAAGGAGAAGAAATTGCCGAAGTTTGATGATCAGAATATAGACTTGCCTTTTGGTGTTCCTGTTCAAATGGGAATAGTTGATAATTTTAGTGGTATTCAAAAATTTGGATATAACGCATCTGTAGGAACATCATTTGAAACTGTATGGACTAACGGAACAGGTTTATATGTTTACCCTACTACTGCAACAACGGCAGTTGCTACATCTTCAAACACAAGTGCTGATAATGGTAGCACTGTTCATATCTTTGGATTAGATGAGAATTATGATTTAGCTGATGAAGTCATTACTGTTGGTGGCTCAGCTTCTACTACTACATTTATAAGATTACATAGAGCATTTGTAGCAAGTGCAAATACAGGTAATGTAAACGTAGGTGATATTACAATAACAATAGATAGTAAAACAGGTGCTTATATTAGTGCGGGATATGGTCAAACACTTCAATCTGTTTATACAATCCCTAGAAACCATAAGGGGTATTTAATGTCATTTGATGTTGGCACATCTAAAGATTTAGAATTAGAAGCAAAAATTATGGCAAGACCTATCAATGGTAATACTTTTCAAACAAAAGCATTTACAACACTAAAGGGTGGTGCGTTTAGAAAAGAATATCTAATTCCAGAAGTTCTAACTGAAAAGACAGATATAGAAATGAGAGTAAAAGCAAGTGCTACTTCATCTGTATCAGGTGGATTTGAATTATTATTGCAGGATATCTCATTAAGTGGCTAGACGAGTTCCTAAAGACAAGAAGTCAGGAGTTCCGAAGAAATACCTATCAGGACTAAAAGGTGCTAAGAGATCCAGACGAGCATCATTAATCAAAAGAGTTGCATCACTTTATAAAGCAGGGAAAAGAATCCCTATGTCATTACTTAGATCAAGGACTAAAGCATAATGGCAGTTAGAAGAAAACCATTATCCGCTACAGTAGTTGCTACCCTTAAAAGAAAAGCAAAGGCATCTAAGAAATATACTTATTCAACCCTAGCTAAAGTTTATCGCAGAGGACAGGGTGCTTTCTTATCAGCAGGTAGTCGTAGAGTTCCTATGGCAGCATGGTCTATGGGGAGAGTTAATTCATTTCTAAGAGGTAGTCGTAAACACGACTTAGACTTACGCAAAAAGAAAAAGTAAGAGGTAGAACAGTATCCACTACTGAGTTCTACAACTGGTCACATCAGCAGCATGGTCAGAAAAGATGTCATTGTGGAGAATTTGCAAGTATCGGTTTTAATTACAGATTTGGTATGTTAGAACTATTATGTTTTAAACATTACAAAGAGAGGATAGGAAAATGCCATACGGAAAAGGAACATACGGCTCAAAAGTCGGTAGACCAAAAAAATCAGCCAAATCTTCTATGAGAAAGAAAAAGAAGAAGAAATAATGGCTACTTATAGAGGTCGTCAGGTCAAACTCAATAAACCATTCCGTACACCCAATAAAAGCAAGAAATTTGGGGTGTATGTAAAGGATAAATCCACTGGGAATGTAAAAGTAGTAAGATTTGGCGATCCTAAAATGAAGATAAAAAAGAATATCCCTGCCAGACAGAGGTCATTTTTGGCTAGAATGGGGGGTGTTTTAAAGCAAGTCAGAGGTCAAAAGACCTTATCCCCTGCCTATTGGTCAATTAGGGCATGGAAAAAAAACTTTCCTTTATAAAAATAAATAGTTGCAATTTAGTTATAAATTGGTTATAAAATAACCATGAACACAAATACAGGAGAAACTAAAATGACTAACAGAGCAAAAGTATTAAAAAGCATGATTTCTAATCTTGAATTACAAGTTCAGGATTACACAAATTATTATGAAAATTGTGATAATACTTACAGAGCAATTTTTAAAAATGAGTTCACAGAAATCACAGGTCAATATGCTAAATTACATGCAGAAATATCTAAAAAATTGCGTGAAACTTTAGTCATAGACAAACTATGTGATGATCAAAAAAAAGCAAGGAGTGGGCAATAGCCCACTTCTCAGGAGGTAAATATGAATCTTACAGACTTAGAAAAATTATTAGTAAAGCATCTTTTTAACTGTGATGGTTATGAAGAAGCTAAATGTTTTAGATTTGATTGTGAAATCTATCCAACAGAGGGTAGGTATTCAGCAGCAAATGTAGAAGGTGCTGATCTTATGGTAGGTCAGTGGAAGGGTGTTTTCGGATCATTAGAGAAAAAAGGTGTTATTCAACTTTTTGAGTATATTAATGATAAACGCAATATGCCTGTTTATATGTTTACTTATGAAGCGGAGAAAAAACTAAAAGAGTTATTCGTTCAGTAAATAATCCTGTATTTACTAATTAGCCATCCTGTTATATACAAAATGGGATGGCTACCAAACAAGAGATACTATCCAAACTAGCTGCTTCTCACGAACAAAGAATATCCAAAGTTCTTTTTGATCTTGAAGAAGATATTATTGCTCAATTACAAAGAGCCACAGACGGAGTTCCCCTTACTACAGAATTAGCTATTCAGCTAAGACCAAATCTAAAACAACTCATAGAGCAGAACTATCTCAAAGAGGGATCTAGGATTATCTCAG